TTCTTATTTGTTTCCCATCTCACAAATTGATCACCAAAACCCAAAAAAAATGGGTCATTAAAAATGGTTTGAATTTGTGTAAATGGATTTGTTGTATATGTTAAGTTTGTCATACTTAGCTCCTTTTCAGCAAGTTAGTTAGATTCAGGTCCCCGTAGGCTACCTGTACTAATATTATAGCAAATAAACTATATTTTTGTCAAAGGCGGTATTCTGAAGGCACATATACCTCATATTCACTGTTTAAATAATGGTGGATTACAACCTTAGATTTGTCTACACGCTCTATTTTATTAGATATAATGACATCTAACTCATCAAAATATTTAACCCCATTAGAATGATCTACAAAATATTTGTAATTTCCGTATTGCATTGTAACCCAGCATGCTTGTACAAAATCTTGATCTTTTAAAACCCCATTAGAAAGTAAATCTAATTGAGTGTTTATATACCCCTGTATATATCTGTGCCAGTCAACTTTTGGGTTTAAACATTTTTTTGGGTTTATAAGAAAAAATCCATCATTCATTGCTTTTTCTAATCCGTAAAGTTTATGAACATTAAAAACATTGTCTGGACAAGCCCAAACATAGGAAGTATTACTATACTTATCAAATATAATTTTTGGATTCTGATACCAAATTGTATCAACATCAACATATAAAATGTTATCTGGATCAAACATTTTATAACAATTAAAAACGCTTACCACTTTATGAAATTGCATTTTGCCGTATTGCTTATATTGTTCGCAAAATATATTAGGGTAATCATTATTAAATAAAATAAATTTAATATCTTTAAAATCTTCAGACAATTTATTGTATGCGTCAAATCCAGAAACATAAACTTGAACTGGTATTGTGTTGCCAGAATCTTGCAATGTTTTAAGTGAATACCTAAGCATCCAGTACCATTTGGATTCTTCAAAAATATTTTCTGTATAACTAAATGAATATACTATTATATTATTGGTTGCTTCGTCCATTTTTATCTGAACGGTTTCCGTACCCCGCTGACGGCTGTCCGTCTTTCTGTGGTGGACTATTGTATGTTGAGTTGTATCTCATGTCTTGCATTTGTGTTCCCATAACAGGAGCAAAAGAACCACCCCATGATGTGAATGATCCAATACCTTCTTGTTCATCTTGCTTTGTTTGATCGCCTTTTACTACAGGTTCATTTGTAGCAATTGCTTTCATAGCTTCTTCTGCATGTTCTTTAGTTGTATAACAACCAATTACTTGCCCTGTTCCCGCTTTTGTAATTGCATAACCACCCAAGCAGTCTGGAACATTGTATTCTAATTTAAATCCTACACCACCAGAAATTCTTCCAGCACCTGCGGATTCTTTTTCAATTTTATTTTCTTTATTTACAATAGCACGAGACCATGCATATCCTGCATCTCCGCCCCATGCATACCACATTACTTTACCGTGTGATGGCTTATCCCAATCTTTTCCTTTTTTATCAACTTCGTGACGAGAAAAGAAAGAGTACATTCTTTTAACTGTATCAAGTGACATTGATCTTCCAGCAATGATATCGCTTGCACGTCCCCAACCAACTGGCGTACCTGCACCATTTGCTTTTCCATCTTCTTTCCATTTTAAAGCTTTACGGGCTGCAGCTTTCATGCCTGCATTTGGCTGATATCCATCAGACTTTTTTACGGGAATGCAATTAGGAACTGTTTTACCATTCTGATCTTTGGTTCCAGCATATTCATAACCGTCCCAACAGGGACCTTGACCTTTGTCAATACAAGAACTACATTTTTCAGTATCTGAAATATAGTGATGGTCATTACCTAGGTCATCACACCCGCAAGTCATGCATTTATTTGTTGTCATGTTTATATTATACCTTATTTCTTATTAAAATAATTGCTCCCTGACCTGGATTCGAACCAAGATACCCGCCTCCAAAGGGCGGTGTCCTACCGTTAGACGATCTGGGAATATGAGCGAATAGCGAGAATTGAACTCGCACATTAACCTTGGCAAGGTTACGCACTACCACTATGCAATATTCGCAGGGGCTATAAACGATTGCGACTTCCAGTTGCACATGACGTACATGCTGTATCTGTCTCACACGCCACTCATCCGAGTTTCGGGTGTATATGTAACTATAACATCCTAAGTTGTGTCGTTTATAGCCTTGTGCGAAAAGTAGGACTCGAACCTACGATTACCGAATTATGAGTTCGGGGCTTTAACCAACTAAGCTATTTTCGCAATCCAATTACTTTGTTGCTACGTTTGCACCAAATGTAACCATTGGGCGAAATGGAATAAACGCCATAGGCAATGTTGGTGGAGCAACTGTTACTGATTGAGGTAATGTAAATGGAACAAATCCGTTTGAATAATTTGGCAAAGGAATAGATAGCCCAGTTTGAGCTTTATATGCCAGTTGTGCCAAAGTAACAACGCTTGTGAACCCGCCTACACCTGAATTAGTGCTTGGAGATACGGCAAATCCGCTAGGAGTAGAAGAAATGCTTGTTTGCTTTGCAGTGTCAGCATGTGCTGGAACTGAGATTCCAGTAAGTAAACCGACAGCAAGAAGTACTGATGAAATCAATTTCTTGAAGTTCATTTTATTATCCTTTGTTAGTAGTTGTTTAGTATAATTTATCAATTAGACGATTGTCTTGTATTTTTTCACGCTCATCAATAGTTTCGTATGCAAACTTTGATAAAGCAGATTCATTTTTTTCGTAATGATGCTTGCAGAACATAAGTTCTCCAGTTACACCTTTTACTAAAACCAGTGCCTCAGCAGAGCATTGATCGCATCTTGTAATAGGACCCAAAATGTATTCTTTTTCTTCAATTACGTCAACTGCTTTTTCTGTAGTCATATTCATAATTATACTGCTTTCTCTAGTTTATTAATAAATCGCTGCCCCACCTGGACTCGAACCAGGAACACCCGCATTAACAGTGCGGTGCTCTGCCAATTGAGCTATGGGGCATCAGTAGAATTTATTCTACCTTACCGAATGGATTGTTGTCAATCATCTTCAGCAAATCTTCTGGACTATTAATCAAACGTCTCTGTGCTTCAAACTTACCAAGTTGAACCATTTCATCAGCAATTGTGTGCATCATGTCAAGCAAACCTAAAGCATACTTTTTGCTTTTTGGATCTGCTTCTTCAACTTCTGCTTGCATATTTACAGCAGATTGTGTAAAGTATTCGCAAAGTTGTGTAAGAGAAATGTAAATATCTTTTTCATCTTCAATTGTTCTCATTGTGCCATTACCTAGCATTTTATTCCTTTGTTAGTAGTTATAGGTGTTAGTCTATCAGAGCACACGCATGCTGTCAATAGGGAATTCGTCCTCGTCTTCTTCTATTCCTAAGTAGTCCCGCAAATTTGATGGCATCTCTTCCCTATCTGGAAGTTTAATTGTTTTATTTCTAATTAGTCTAGCATCTGATTCTTTTCTTAATTGATCTAACTCATCTGAGAATACCCCTGCATAAGTATAAAGTTCTACTTCAGGGTTTAAATCCCTGGGCGTTAAGGCTACGGAGTTGTAGATAGCCCCGCAAACGGCATCTGAGAGGTCCTTAGAGCCTTTTCTGGGGTGGTCTACCTTATCCTTTACAATGCGAAGCTGAAGCAGCTCATCAACCAACAACTGGATTCTAGGACCATCTACTCGTTCTTCTGTAATACAAAGAGACATATCTTCGTAATGCTTTTTAGCAACAGATAAAGTTTCACAATTCATTCCATGAGCTTTTAATTGCTGCATCATATCGTGTGAGTTCCAACGGTCAAATGTAACCATTTTAATATTGAAACCACGTTCTCTTAAACTAATTATATATTCTTTTACGTCTGTAAAATCTACAGACTTTGATGATGTAGGTGTCCAAAATCTAACTGCGTCTACTATGATGCGTGGGGCAGCTTCTTTCATCTTATCCCCAATTTTCATCGTTACCCAGTTGTGAACATGTGCTAATGCTACGGCACAATGGTCATGTTTTTGTGCAAGGTCAACGTGAATGTAATACCATTTATCTGGATCTGGTTTGAATGTATCAGCAAAACGACCATATGAGTCTACATTTAAATTAGGATTTGAAAATGCTTTTTCAATTACTGCACGGTTTTTAAAGAATGCATCTGTTGCGTCTGGTGGCATACATGCAAAACGAGATAAAGCATCCGTAGGATCTGTATAAAAGTCAATAGTAAAATCAGTTATCTGACGTGTAGGGTTTACTTCCCATGTTGGTCTTTTGAGTGCGTATACTCTAGGAATTTTGTAGGAAACAATATGGTCTTCTTCCCACTCCATCTCAAATTCATTTCCTTCAACACCATCTGGAAGTTCTGGATCTACTTTAAATTTATGATGGCGTAATACAACTTCTTTTTCAGCAATAACATCATTATATCTTTGCTGAATATAGTCATTTTTAAAACGTGGGAATGAAAGTAAAATAACTTTACCAAAGTCTGGAAAACGAGAGTTTACAGATGCACGATACATTTTGTAGATAGATGATGCCGTTTTTGCTTGTTCATTTCCAGATGTTGATTCCAAGTCAAAGCCTGAAATCTCATCAAGGATAACAACAAGAACGTTATATCCTTCCCAAGCTTCTCTTTCAGAGTGACCTGAGTGAACTGTAACTCCTTTATCAAATTCAACCATATTAGCTTTTGATATGTACTTGCCTTGAAACCAAGGTGA